GCAAAAACAACTACACCCTTAGATTTTTCTGAGCTTTTTGAGTTCTGCATGTTCATTGTGCCAACGGTTCATTACTTTGTGGTAGTGTTGCTGCGCCTGTACCAAAAATACCTGTTTATCTACAGCGACGGGATTTTGGTAAGTGTCTTCTAAGTATAGCTCATCTATGGGCCAGGTTGAGACAAACGCCAGCAGTTCGGGTGTGACTTTGAACAAGCCGCCATTATGAACAAAATGTAAATCGGTTTGGATTTTCTCTCGCAGAATCTGTTTGTTCTGCTGATAGCTCGTAGCTTGTTTGATTTGAGTTACTATATCTTGCATCTATGCAGTATAACAGTTACTGCGTAGAGTGTCAAGCAGTTTAGGTAATAGTGACAGTTCCCCAACTGTTGCTCAAGTTGGTTGTTTCTGGATAAACTACATCGACTCGATGACCAACTGTGATGTTGATTGTGTCATTGAATAACTGACTCAATGTTGAGTCAGTTCTTGGAGCAGAATAAATTGTTAATGTAATTGTAATTACTGAACCATTGTCACCATTACTGCCTTGGGTACCATTGGTTTGAGTAGTAATGGTAACATAATCACCAGTATAACCGCTGGTAGTACTAGTAATGTTAATGGCTGTTTGTGGACTAGTAGTCAAAGAATAGTAATAAGGTGGGTTGTTAAGTACCACAGTACCGCCAGATCCTGTTCTACCGCCGGGACTTTGAGCAACTATTTTATTTACTGATGCCAAGTTAGTAGCAAGTAATGTTTGTAGATCAGTTGATCTTGCAGTACCGTCCCCAACAGTAACTCCTGTAATCACAAAATTAATCTGCCCACCGGAATTGAAGAAGTACCGTGCATGATCACCATCAGCAAACGTTGCTGTGCGAGTAATTGTAAAAGTTTGAGCGATACCGCTATTAGCTGTAGTGTATAAGAAATTTGGACTAATTACAGTACCCGTAGTTGTCGATCCTTGACTGGCATACGAAGTTGATGTTGCGTTAGTATAAGCTGTACTGAGCGAACTACTGAAAGTGCTAAGATATTGTACCAATGAGCCGGCTGTTGGGGCAGAGATACCTGTGCCAGAACCAGTTTGATGGGTATAGATCGAATTCAAAGTATTTACCGCTGTGGCCCACTGAGTGGCAGTAACAAGTTGAGTCGAACTTACTTGACTCAATGGAGTTTGACCGTATCCATATCGCCCATTCCCCACAGCCCAAATTGTATTAATTTGATTCGCTGTACTACTTGGGCTTGTTCCAACAAACCCGTTATAGTCGGTTGATTGAATTAGCCCACCTGATGCGTATGACATGTTATTTTTTCCTTACGAATTAATTTTAACTACTGCCTCAACTGTTCCTGCACCCGTAGAGTCTTTATCCTCTAATGCACGACCAATTACATTCCAAGTAGTTATTTCTGATTTTTTACCTGCACGAGCATAACCGTTGCCCGCGCTTACCAATCTATCTCCCTTGCGTACTTGTCCAATTATTTTAACTGGTACACGACCTTGTACTGCAACAGGAGGATGAGTTGAATTATCACCTGCGCGGCTATTCATAACAAATGCCGCATTAGTACTTATCACTCCAAACACATTATCACTCAAATCTTCTATAGCTGCTGTAATTTCAGCTTCACCGCCCAATTCAACCACTGTGCCTGGATCGTATTCTGAATCTGCTTCAAATCGTTCTGCCAAGTCAGCATATTGTGCGTGAATACTTGTACCGTAGATGTTATTCCACCATGATGAGGTACTACCTAGATTATATGATAAGTTTGCTGCTGGGGTCAAGTCAGATTGAATATTTGTAAAAACAGTGCCACTTTGAAATTGGACTGATCCGATTACTGTCAAGCTATTTGCAGTTAAATTTTTAACATTCGCACTGTTGCTTACTGTTATATTAGAAGTAATTACTGTTGGACTTGTAATAGAAGAATTGGCGACTAGGTTAAACCCAGGATTTATAGTAGTCAAGCCCCCGATAGTTGTAGCTGGGTTGAAAGAGCTACTTTCGGTACTAACTATGGCGCTTAATTTATTATTAACAATGATGTTACCCACATTGTGTGTAGTTGATCCATCAGATACTAAATTAGAAAAAATACCGATTGGTGTAGTACCTGGGGGAGTAGAAGGCCCAATGCCGATCCATTGTGTTCCATTATAAACACTGAACTCACTTGTACCCGTGTTAAACCAAAAATCACCAGTCACTGCATATGATGGTGCAGTAGATCCAGTCATACTACTACTGATAACTTTCCAGTTTGTACCTTGCCATACGTTCAAATGCTTGCTAGTGCTATCCCACCATAGTTGGCCCACAAGAGGGTTAGTCGGAGCAGTTGCACTACTAGCATTTTCTAATAATTTGATAAAATTCTCGTTTAAAGCGGATCCGTACCCAGCAAAATTTCTACCTATTAAAGTCAAATTAGTAGTGGTGTTGTCTTCTGTACCATCTGCTACAGTAGTAAGACTTGCCCCGCTTGTTAAAAATATATTGTAAGACATGTTCTATATGTAAGTTATCTCTTATTTATCAACTAAGGGCGCCAGTTCCCCACCAAAGGACTACACCACCGTCTTGTCCCGGGAAAGCATTTATCTCAATACTGTCTCCCCCAAAGCCGCCTTCGCCATAGGGACCGTACACAACACTGTTCACTGTAACTTTGGCACCGTTTTGCCCACCACTGCCACCTGGCTGATAACCAGCATATTGATTATCTGCTTGTGCAATATCAGTGGCTGCTACATCAGATAATCTTGCAAAATTGGCACTACTATTCACCAACTCAGTGGTCAATGGAATTTCTTCTAATGCTATGAATTCACCGATGGTTACAATTACGGCTGCTGCAACAACTAAGCCGACAACTTCATCAAATAAATTTGCACTATTACTTACTGGGACAGAACCACCTGCGCCACCAGCTACACCATTTGGGCTTCCGCCTGAACCACCGCTGCCACCTGCCATGTTATTCTCCCTCTAATTCTTCTTCTATTTTTATTAACATGCTACGGACTTTTTCTGTAGCTTCCTGCGAATTTTTTTGTTTAAGACTTGAAAGAATATCTGTTATATAAGTTGTATAATAATGATTCCAAGTTTCTGAATTATCGCCCCTTTTATTTTTTATTTTGGTCAATAAGTTACCAGTTTTTTCATTGTAATATTCTTCATGCAGATTTGGTGGTATACTATCACGAAACTCTTGGAATAGTTTAACATCCGCTATGACTACAGGGGCCCCATTCTTAATTAGGGCGTTAAAGAAAATACAATTTTGTTCGTTACTCAGCGACATTATTTTATCTCCGCAATCAATCTAAATACCGAGAATACAGCCCATAAAGCATATCCAGTAAGTTTACTGTTTTTATCTAATTTCTTTTTCCTACGTCCCAAGAATCTACTAATAGTCATACCAATTTTCATGATATAGCGACCAGCACGATTGTCTTCTTTACCAACTCCCATTGTATAAGCCATGTGCTCAGCCCACGGAGTAGCGATTTTAACAGTCCAATCAGTGACAAATTTTTGCTGAGCCAATGCTCGTTTTTCTTTGTCACGGATCCAGATCATAAAGTCAGGACCTTTTGCGTTCATCCAATCAACAACAATTTCTGCCCAGGACAAATATCCTTCGTAAGCATCTGGATCAGTTGCTCTTAGCATAGCACCAAATTTTTCGTCAGCTTCGTATACATCGTCGGGCAAATAACCTAGTTCATGAAGTTTTGTACAAATTATTGATGCTGCGACCGCAATTAGAGCGACCAATGAGACTTCTTCTACGATGTTATATCCGGGTGCAGTATAAGAAGCACCGCCGCCAGGTGATCCACCCGAAGAAGTTATAGTACCAAAACTACCACTAATAGTAGTATTTCTACCATTCCCGCCTGCGTTGGGGTCTAAAAGATATTGAGATGTCCAGACAACTGAATTTCCTGGATCAGTGATTGTTACGGCCACACCTGCTGGATTTCCAGAAGTATTCATAGCCACAATACCAACAGTGTGATTAACAGCAGATACATTGCAACTGAATGTTGTTATGTTTGCAAACCCGTCTGCTTCTCCTAGATATACTCCATCAATTGAAACTCTACCAACATCCGATGCCGACATTGATACTGTATAAGTTCCCGCATAAGGAGCAGACCACAATCTTTTGAAACCTTGCCATGTATTAATAGGATGTATTCCATCACTACTCATCCATACTGCATAGTTGTTCATGAATGTTGTCCATGATGCATTTGTTTCGGGATAAACTATACCCGTATTTGTATCAGTACCGCCTGACCCAGTGCCGCCAACTACAACAGTTATTGTCTCTCCGGGGATGACTGGAATACTAGTGCGAGTCTGATATCCGCCAGAGCCACCGCCACCGCCACCTCCACCATTACTGTAGTATCCTGCGCCGCCACCTGCTCCAGCACCAACAACAAACGCATTCAACGAATGTACATGATCTGGTACAATGAATTCATATGTGCCCGCAGTTTCAAACGCTACTATGCCATTGGGGATTTGTACTGCTATGTTTACAGGTATAGTAAGTACAGGAGCATTTATAGCATCACTATAAATCTTAATATTATCTGTATAATTTCCTATCGTTGGAATTTCGTAAGGAGTAACTACGAACGAAGCAGTATTTCCAGTAAATGTGTTGAAATTATAACCAATTGGAGAAGATGGTATATTAGAAACTGTGAATAGGCCATTGGTAGATACAATATTTGAAATGTTTAAATTAGCACCATTACCAATATTCTGTATAGTAATTGTTTGTTTTGTATTTGTAGAAAGCCCGTATTCTGTTATGAGAATATATCCAGCACCGCCAGAGACTCCATTACCTCCACCCGCTGCGCCACCATTATTTGCAGTTGCAGTTGTCCATCCAGACGGTACTAAATTTTGCCCATTTCTACCGCTGTATGATCCGTTGTCGCCGTAGATGATATCACCCGCTGCTCCGCCGGGATAGCCACCACCACCGCCGCCGGGTCCACCACCATCACTGCCGCCACGATCACCACCTGCTCCGCCAGCATTGCTGCCACTAGAAGCCCATGATTCTTGACCATAGCCGTAACTATTGTTACCTCCGCCGCCGCCGCCACCACCGCCTGCGGCGACTGCAATCAATGTTCCGTTTTTATATAGGGCACTGGCGGCGCCACCTCCGCCGCCTGATCCACTCCAGCCGCTGTATCCGCTAGGACCTCCAGCACCGCCGCCGAAGCCGTTATCACTATATCCCCCAGGAGCAGTGTAGTTGTGACTGCCACTTGCTCCGCCGCCACCGCCGCCGCCAATATGAGTTACTAAAGTATCTCCAACATTAACACTTAATAATCCACTAATAATCTGACCGCTATATCCAGTTGCACCGCCGTGACTATCAGTGGCGCCACCACCCCCACCTGCACCAGAAAGTTTTATAAACACATTGCCAACACCAGATGGTACTGTATATGTATTTGACCCCACTGTAGATTGATTAATAGTTTGTGTATTGTCCCCAACATATACTGGTAAGTTAACGGGGCTAGAGCTTACGAGTCCTATACCATTATAATCTTGAAGTATGTTTGCAGTTACAGGTATTTGAGAATACACATTTCCAAGATATCCAATACTTGAACCTATATCTATGTTTCCAGTAAAGTTACCAACTGAATTACCATAAAGTGTTATTGTTATATTTGCACTTGAACCGGGAGTTATAGTATAGGGTAGTGTTGGTAACTTTTGTGTATAAAGAGAAGTGTAATTTCCTACACTATCAACGATGCTGAAAGTTTCTATTACAACATCATAATCCCCAGCATTGGAAAGTTGCACCGTTCTAGGAGCATCATAATGCCGTTGATAAAACGTGTGATCTATGCTGGCCACATTTGCTACGAGATTGCCTCGAGGAGTGGGATAAATTCTTTCCCATGTGCCATCATTATGACAAACCCACCCTGTCTTGACTGGGTGCCAAGTTCCGTCAGCATTTTTAATCCAAGCGCCCTTCAGTGGTTTATAAGTACCAGAATCATTTATGTATGTTACGCCCAGACCATACTTAATTGCTGCGTTAGGTATTGTCATATATTAAATCTGAAACCAAAAATCACCAGGATTGCCTGTGCCATTTGTCGGAGTAGAAGTACTGATTGTTCGTTGACTACCCAACCATGGGGCAGTATTCCCATTAGCTATAGCGTTCTGTACACTATACATAGTTGCAATGGTGCCACTATTGTCAAAAGCATTTGCCACATTAGGGGCTGTTGGTATACCAGTAAGTGCAGGACTATAACTTGTTGCCAATGGGGCAATCGCAGTAGCAATACTTGAATCACTATATTGTTTTGTGACTACACCCAACGAAGTTGTGGGGTTTTGATTTATAGTGACTTCACCAGTTTGTGCATTTATACTCAATGCTCTTGTACTTGTACCAGACAAGTTAACATAAAAACTAATATTACTACTCAAAACAGAATTGACAAATCTACTTGTGCCACCAACATTGGTAGAAATAAGAAGATTTCCCCCTCCCAGCGTAATATTACCATAAAATAAACTATCGATGTCACGACGAGCATAGTTAACAGCAGCAATGTTACCCAAGTTCTGAGAATTTGTCACAGTACCATAGATTAGATTATTTGCTTCTGCTGCAAGAGTAAAGCCAGGACTAATTGTACTGAATCCAGTAACTGGATTTGCTGGGCTCAAAGTAAATGCTTGATCATAACTAGCAATTGCAATAACATTATTATTTGTATAAAACTTGATAACTGTGTGTGTTGCTCCAGTTGTGTCTAATACATTTTCAACAATTGAACCACTTTTGCCATCGGGAGCTTTGTACGCTGGGCCAACTACAGTCCATCCACTACCATTGTACATGTTCAACTGATAGTTTGTTGAATCCCACCATTGTGCGCCAACTTGTGATGTTGTAGGGGCAGAGTTGGCTACCCACACAGGAGTCACTGGCAACCAAGATGTACCTGTATAAATTCTAAGAACTTGATTTGCAGAATTGCTAATATCGTACCACAATTCACCCTCTAATGGAGTGCTAGGTGCATTTGCATTGGCAAAATTTTGTAACAGTCTAACGAAATTTTCGTCAAGCAATTGTCCGTATGTGGGATAATTTTTGCCAAATAAATCTAGATCAGATACATTTAACCCGGGGTTGATATCTGGACCATCTGCCGTTCCATCTTGTAAAGTAATAAGTACTTCACCTGTTGTCTTATTAAGAATATATGACATTTATTACCCCACTGAACTTAAATTAGTTAGAGTTTGAATACGCACAGTGTAATCAATTTGAATAAGTCTGTTTAATGCTTTTTGTACTGGGTGGAAAATAACATGAGTCAACATTGGACCAGTGCTGCTTAATCCGCTTGTACCATCTGTGCTGCGACCAAACAGGCCCAATTCATCAAATGTGTATTCATTCTGCAATGTTGTGTTATTATCAAACGCTACTTGATCTGCTGGTTCGCCGTAATCTAATAGGCAGCTGACCAAGATATCTGTGTAGACCTGTCCGGGAATGTGACGAATTTGAATATAGTTTTGCGTTGGGTTCGCATTTGCAGCCGCAGTGTCATCTACTACTTTGCTATAAGTTGCATTATATAAGTTACTGCTTTGACCAGTAGTGTTAGGAGGCAAATATGTGATGACACCTGTTGGATCAACACTGGTACCACCGTTACCAAAATGCATTTCGTAGATGTAATTTTGATCTTTGTTTGCCAACATGTATGCCAGTGCTGCGCTTATGTTCTCATAGTGAATCGCATTGCTCTTGTCTATAAGAACTTCTCCAGTTACTGGATCGCTGATTTTGATGTGACCTCTAACATAGATTCCACTCATTTCATCTGGTTGACGGGTATTGTCTTTGCTCATGTGAATTTCTCTGAATATATTGTATTTATCGGTTTAAACTCTGCCTACCACGACTTCTACTATGCCAACTCCTGTGCCAGAGAAGTTACCCACTGCTTTACCTATGACTGTTCCAATTTCGGGGTTATTATTTGTCATGGCTACACCTGGAATATCACTGGTGACCATCAAGTCACCTCGTTTTACTACACCAGTGACTTGACATGGAACTCTTCCTTGCAATGCAACAGGTATCCCACCGTTACCTTCGTTCATTAGATACGCTGGATTTGTAGAAACAACCCCAGCTACTCGTCTGTCATTTGCATTTTGGCTCACAGTCACTTCAGTGCTATTACCAAAAATTAACACTGTTCCGGCAGGATATTCGCTGTCACTCTCATAAAATTCTGCCAAGTCAGCATATAGTGCATGTACTGCTGTACCATAAATGTTGTTAAACCAGCCGCCCGAGCCATTACCAATATTCACAGCAACGTTACTAGAAGGTACAATGTTGCCGCTAACAGTTGTGACCCCACCAACAGCTAAAGTTGTAATAATATTTGCGCTATATTCAGTAATATTGCCCAATGTAGTAATGTAGGGCTGATTAGGAGCTCTGATTGTTGCGTATATGTTACCAATAGTCGCAGCCCCACTAACACTAATATTACCAATAGTCAAATTGCCCTGACTGTTTGTTGATCCAATGACTCCACCGGTCACACTGCCGCTAGAGTAAACATTACCAGAAACATTCAGATCACTACCAAAAGTTCCCACCCCGCTTAGACTTTCACCACCGTATACAACCAAATTTCCCCCAATAATTACATCTGAGGTAGTAGTCATACTTTGGGCGCTGATTGCGCCAGTTGTGTTTAGAGAGCCGACTTGCAATGCGTTTGTAATGGTTCCAGAAGCGGCGTTAATGGAACTAAGTGTCTTTGAACTAATATAAGTTGCTATATCAGTCGCCTGTATGTGTCCAGTGTACGACCCAGTATCAACTGCTAGATAATAAGAATCGTGTAATGGGGCCGCTGATTGTGGCAGACCGCTAATTGTAACTGTTGTCATTTTGAGTTTCTATGCCTTTACTATATTTATTTTAAGTTAAACCCTTGATAAACAAGGCTTGTTCTGTCGTAGAACCTTGCAACTCTGTTCCGTCTGTGACCGCATTAGCAGAAGATCCAAGTGTTACAAATTGATCACCAGATTCGTCTACCCAAGTATATTGATTACCTAAATTATCAAGGAATATCAATTGTGTTGGACCACCTACTGGAGGATTCAACCAAGTAGTCGTATGTGCGGCATTGCCACCAGGTATTAATTGATTTACTGTTGTGTCAAACAATTGTTCTCCAACTGTATGCACCATTGGGGCTCCAGTACCGTCAACACCGCGACGGATATTAAACAGCACATTGTTAACTGGATCTAGTCCCCAGAATACAATTTTTTCACCGTTTATGAATACTGTGCCTGGACGGCGTGTCGCTATGTCAGGAGAAGTCAATGATGTTGCGTTTGTCACATAGATATTACTATCAGTAATGTTCAAATTTGCAGCCAATGTGGTAGAATGTTTTGCACTAATACCATAATATGTTGGCCATAAGCTAGTATTTGTACTTGCCGCATTACCTTTCATATTTTGAACAATTCTATATCCAACATTGGATCTGTAACCTTGTGCAATAAGATTTGCGGACACGGGTAGTCCAACATTGGCAGGAAGATTATCCATACCAGTGTACACGCTCAAATTCAAGTTGTCAAAAGTCACACCGGGAACAAATTCTTCTGGGGCATGGCTACTATAAGTGTCATAGTATGCACCACCATCTATCATAGAATGAACATTGGAATTAGTATAAGTGTTACTTATAGACGAATCTAGATAAGTTGGGTTGTTGAAATCATAATATTTCAGCGATAGATTTGAACCTAGAGTTGTTGTGGGTAAATCACCACTTACAATTATTCTCCATGTATCAACTTCTGTTATATTCAACTCATAACTTGTATTATTATCAGTATCAACTAGAACAATAGGTTCTCCGCCCTGATAATGATATTGAGTGAAATCAACTAAGTTCTGTTCAGTATCTTGATTAAATGAGTTTGCAGAACTAACAGTTACCCCCAAATTAGCAGAATTGGCACTAATATAAAATCTACTGTTTGTACTAAATGTACCAACAACATCCACTAACACAATAGAATTGCCAGTAGATGTTTCGTAAACTACACCAGTTGCTCCAGTATTTGCCTGTGTGACAACGTTTCCAGTATACACAACTGCTGTATTAGAAATTGTTAGAGACACTGTTGGAATGATAATGTTTGAACTATATATTGCTCTGGTATTTGACCATGTATAGAATAAGTTGCTGCTAAACACAGATGTATTTGCTTCATAACTTACGCCTGTGACATTGACTCCGGGATATTCTATACCGCTCATTAACTGAGACAAGTCTTTGCCCGGCATACCTGTTACAGGATTGTAATATGCGACTACTCTATCGGCTGCATTGTCAAATGAAGAAGCCTCTAACAATTCATATTTTGTGTAGTCAAACACATTACTTACTACGACAGGTCTTGTACCAGAATCTGTCCCGTTAATTGAAATATTACCACCTCTGCGAACAAAATTGCTTGTCAGATTACCAACTGTAATAACTTGCAAGTTCGCTGCAATTGATACGATTCTGGCATTTGCAGTAGTGTTATGTTGTGTTACATAGTCACCAATATTTGCAGACAAATTGCCATTCATAGTCAACACTGCGCTACTATAAACATTTGCAGTTGCTTTGTATGCTTGATGATTGAAACTAACGATGCTATTGTTTGCCACAGTAATGTTTGGAGCCCATGTAATAACATTGCTACTATATGCAGTACGATCAAATTTAATAGTTGTTGAAATGTTTCTAATGGTATTGTAACTACTGTTTACAAATTGTGTATAAGTTGAAACAGATGTTACATTGGTATTCAAGTTTGCAAAGTCATTGAATACATAATCTTTTTCATTGAACATGCCAACGGTATCAATTAGCGTAATAATATTACCAACACTTGATGCATAAACTGTACCATAAGCATTTGTGTTTGCTTGAGTAATAATGTTACCAGAGTAAACTGTGACATTACTATGAGTTGTCAATTCAGTTGTGGGCAAACTATCAATTTGATAATGATTTATCAGTGAAGGATAACCAGCAGCGCCTGTACCAGTTCCATTTATGAAAATAGTCGGTTGACTTGTGTATCCACGACCGGAATCGATAACTTTAAAGGATTCAATACCGCCAGTAGTGTAATTTAAGATGGCTTGAATATTTGCACCGCTGCCACCGCCACCAACAACTGTGACAGATGGTACAGATGTGTAATTTGCACCAGTGTTAGTAACCGTCACAGTACCAATACTATAGCTGTGATTGTTATTCCACATAGCATACTGTGGTAATGTACTTAGCCATATAGCATCACGAGGATCGCTACCGTCTGGACTACGATATGCACCATATGCTGTAAGATAAGTTGCTGGAATATCAAAGTCTGTGCTATCACCATAGTATTCATCATTGCCTTGATAGTTCAACAAATATTCACGAATACTTGTTCTATAAGGTTTAACTTCGTTGATATAATTTTCATAGTATGTTTGATCATCTGGTGAGTAAGCTGCGGGCTGACTCAATGTTTTAAAGTAGTGAACAATACTAATGAAACTTGTTTTAAATGCCCAATCAATACTTGGTTGTTCTGTCAAGATATAGTTTATCAAGAAGAAGAATGTAGAATTGTAGTATCGAGACAAAGTACCAATCCAAATATAATTTGAGAATGCTGTTAGTATAATTCTCACTTCTTGTGATGGTGCTTCGGTATACAAAGTACTGTTAATCTGTATTGTACCATTTTGAATGCCCACGATACTTGTAGACCCGTCTGTGTTAACACGGTATACGGCAAATTCACCGTTACCATTATTCAAAACTTTAACAGTGTCTCCGACATTTAATGTTAATTCTGGTACAGCAGATGTGTTATGTACCACATAAGTTGGCAATACGGTACTGTCGTATGTACTATCATACCAATCTGCAAATGACCAGTAACGAGGAGTATAATAGCTTTGTTCAGACGCTAGTACCCATTCTGTACCGTTCCAGTTATATGTAGTCCAGATATTACCGTTTGTCTCGTCTGCTATGACAAGAACAGTATATCCAGCTGCTAGATTGACCGTGTCAATATATGTAAGCTGTGCGTATGTTGCCACTTGAATATCATAAGTTGTGTAATCTGGCAATGGGGCAGAATCATACAATGGATTTATGTTTCTCTCGTTGACAATTGGATACTGTGTCAAGATACTGTTTGTGTATTCGACCCAGTTTTGTAATGCCAGAGTTCTATCAACAAACAAACTTTGATTAGGTGCAATTCCCAATCCAATTTTCATTTGAGGGCTTAGAGATGGATCGGGTACAGGATAACCATTTGCGTCAATACCACTCAAGCTATCTACGAGTTTTTGTACGATTCTTGCAGGTGCAACACTATTTGGGTTTCCTTCTTGCATCAATTGATACTCACTGTGAATCACATTTGTATTTTTCAATACATCATAGTCTAAGTGTAGTACAGTACTGTTACCGCTCAAGAGCGCAGAAATACCATGCAAACTTACAGAGTCATCACGCACAACAGCAGCATAAGGAATGTCCTGTGCTTGTGGGTTCTCAATCAAATCTTTAATTGTAGAAATTGTATTTCTGTGTACGCTTTGATTTTCTAGCGTGTTTTTACCAGTGACCCAGAAATAGTAAGTGCTGGTGTTGAGTTTTGTATTTGGATTTACAGTTGTCACAACACTGTATGCACTGTTGTCTGGATACAAAGCAGTACCTGGACCAGTATACGCACTAGGAGGAACATCGCTTGCTACCCATTCGCAAATTTGAATTTGGCTTCCTGGGAATGTTGCTCCCCAGTTTTTAGCACGGTACTCAACATTGCCTTTTTCATAATTCATGTAGCGAACTAAGTCTGTATTCCACCAAGTTTTTGTTACTTGCGCTGGACCCCAATAATAATCTAGACTATTTGCAAGATTAGGAGTACTTTCAAACGCAGTGACGCTATTATAAAATGCTGGGTCGTATGAAGTTATAAAGTCTAAGTCTTCTGACGCAGCACCAAGAACTTTACCCTTAGCAGGATCGATGTAATCCAAGTGCGTAGTGATTACATTTGTATTTGCGTTGTACAAGTAGATTCTGCTGATACTATTGATATCAACTTGGGGTTCTTGTTGTTCTACGATATCCCAACCAACATTGCCGCTAAAGTTGTTGTAGATATAGAATCTGCCTGCGCTTGATATAGCAACAGAATTTCCGCTTGCTGGATCAGTTGTAGTCGAATTACTATCTCCGGGTGCACCAATTAACATGGTGTTGCCATTCATAGCAATACTAGTACCAAACTGATCGTTGGCGCTCAAATTGTTATTTGACAATCTTTCAACAAGTACATACTGATCTTCTGCATAGGATGTAAGATTTTGATCTACGCGACCATACACATAGACTGCGCCAGTACCAGCAATACCATCGTGATAGATAGTAGATTCGTTGTCAAACAATGTTGTATCTTCGTCAAATGTAACTGTATTATATGAAGCACCTTGACTTGCACTAATAATCAAAGTATTGCTATCTGGGCTTGTCATGACCGCAGTACCAAAATCAGTTACATCATCAGTTGTAGGATGTAGAATTGCTTGTACATTAGCAAACACGCCCAGACCCAAGTTGGCCATAACATTACCATTGCCTGGACTAATGATCAATCTTTGATATGGAGTTGTAACATTGCTTGTGATAGTTAATGCACCATAAGATTGTGCGATGGCAGTTATACCTGGAATATTTGCACTGTTAATGTTTTGTGCGGCAGTAATTACATTGCCCGCAGTAAATGTAACTGCAATACCATTAATTCTAATACTGTCTCCTGCACTAATAACAGGATTGTAATTAGTACCAGTAATCGTACCATAAGCTGCCCCTTCATTAACAAAACGATTAACGACCCCGCTGAAATAACCAGGAGCACTATAGCCTGGGCTTGATACTATTATATCTGCGTCATTACCAGACAACCAGATACTTGTACCAAAGTTTGCGCCACTTTGTGGGGTTGTACTTGTTAATGTCTCTAATGAGTTAAAATGATTTGTTTCAATTGTGATTACACTGCCAATTACAGGAGCGTGTGCAAATGTAATTGTATTACCGCTAAGAGTAAATCCAGTGGTAACAACATTGCCATTGACTACAATAGAACTTGTGTTGTTAGGAATGTTATAAGTTGTAGCATAAGATGCTGAACCATTGGCAATGAATGATTCTATGCTACGATCAAATACAAACACTGCACCAGCACCAGAGACAATATTACCAAACGATGCTTGTGGGGCACCAATGACAACTTGATTGCCAGAGCTTGTAGTTTTGATATTGTATCCAAAATTTGGATTGATATTGCTAATCACAGGATTAACAATCGAAGTCAAGTTACTTGTAGAATAATAAGTGTTTGCATAAGCGTAGTATGTATCACCGCCAACTGTATATACATTACCTACGCTAATAGTATTTGCGTAAGTGTAATAGTTGGTTGCATTTGCTTGGTACACATACACATTGGCTGTTTGCGGTGCTCCCACATACAACCATTTTCCATCACTACTTGCACTGACTGATTCACCGTACAAATCACCAACATTGCTCATGCTTGGGCTAGACAGTGTTTGTGTCCATGGGAAGCCAGCATTGCCGTTGAATTGATGTATGTGTACACGACCGTATTGTGTTATACCGTCACCTGGGTTACCGATATACAACAAGTTGCCTGCTATGTCTAAACTTGCGCCAAATCTAGTTCCACCGCTGTATTGTGCGATGTTTGCTGTTAATGTGAATGTGTTTCCATTAGTGACATTGGAAACAAATGCATACACATGCCCATTATTCAAATATTTGCTACTTGCAGCAGCAAATGATCCAGTAGAGTTGATGGCAACAACGCCACCATATCCAACATTACTTACATAGCTATTTGCATCCAATTTCAAGTTAGCGTTAAATGTACTTACATTACCAGTCCATGGGGTTGATTTGTTATAAACTACCCAACCTTCGGTTTCATAATCACTGTCTATCCACAATTTATCATTGTTTGCCCATTCATGTAATGGTGTGATAGTGTTTATGTCCATTGGAGCTTTAAATCTTGTGCTTTGTAGATAGTACAAGGATCCTTTTCCAGTGATTTTCAATGCTTGCTGCATTTGTGTCGCTGCTTGCCCACGGAATACTACGCTAAAATTAAACGCATCAATTATATTGTAGACAAGATAAAACCCGTCAATTCTGTCATCGAAGTCTTTGATTACAATATAATCACCCTGAGAACGATTGTGGACTGATTTTGTAGTGATGACCCCAACATTATCAACAGAATATGTTGCTGCGGTTATACTAACATCTGTCTCATTTATTCTATAGATGTTCCAATTATTGGTTGGATCTTTTGCTGTCCATACTGTGTTGCCTACCCCCACACTAAGAATATTGGCATTCAGCTTAGAAATATTTGACATATCATAGATAGTAAATGTCACATCATTGATATCCACATATCCCGCTGTCTGTATATCTTGAGAATAGTCACTAGACTGATCACGGTTTACATAAATCGAAGGAGTATATATGCCTTCAGTTTTGTATAATTGATTAGGATATACGCCGATGATATTGTTGCTACTGATAGATGTGCCATTTGCCAACAATGTCAATGTCACTGGGTTTCCATTAAATGTACCTTCAGTAAGAATCAAATCAACACTTTTATTATTGTCCAATGCTCCATACTCACCAACACGCATTGCCCATTCTTCGTAAACATTAATGTTACTGGTCGCACCGTTTACACCCAAAGCGTTAAACGCAATGATAGAGTTTAATGTTCCTTTTTGACGAATATAACCTTGATAGAATTTGGCTTGAGTTACTTCGTCAAGCCCGTATTGAGTTAAGTAACTTCTTGGTTGGAATCCAATTGTACTGTCGCTATATAAATGAAAGTCACCCAACAATTCAGGATTATCAACATCGTTGAAACGATTAAATTTCTCTGCATTATAGCTAAAATTAGGCAACAATCCAGTTTGAATCTGTGAACTTGTCAACTGTGCCCATTTTGTTGTATCAAATGTAGTTGCTGCTGGGATGTCTTGTAATGCAGTAAAATTTACATTTTTATATGTAACAAGCGAACCCATCAAGTAGTCAGTGCCTGATTGCCATGCATCGATTGTTTTTTTGTTGAACACAAATCCAGGAGGATTCATATCACCAGTCCAAGAACCAGTCTTCTTACCCACAAGTTTTAAACGATATTGTCTGTTACCCAACTCTGGGACATATATAACATCATTAAAAATATCCACATTATCAAAAATGATCACATGTTCATATTCAACAACTGCAAGACGAACTAGCGCTATTGTTTGTCCAAGATTTGCAGTTATATCAAATAAATTACCCCCAATACTGCTAGAACGGTTAACAGTCATTTGACTATATTTTATGAAATTGTAACTTGTGTCAAGAATACAACTTTGCGTAGGAGAGTTTTGAATTTTATCAACTATACCACTTGTTGTGTACAGTGAAACATGATTTAATACTGGGCTTAGAACAATAACACTTGATGCGCCCCAACCTTGCTGTGCCCATGTTAAAAATTCTTTTGTGCTCAAAATCCAATCACGCTGGACTCCCAGATCAGGATCCATGTCTGTAAACACAAACCCGATGCCCTGCAAGTAGCGTTGATAGCTCACTAAGAAATCTACGACTTGTTGGCGAGTAGTAAACTCGTAACCGTATGGGATAGTGACTTTGTAAGATTGAAAATCTTCATAGATCACTGCAACATCATTCAACACAGGAATTTGATAGCTATTACCATTAGACAAACTTGGGATAATAGTAAAGTATGGAGCGGCAGTATCGTACCCGCTTACTGAATAACCAGTACTAGTTTTCTCAACAACAACTGCACTATAGGTTACTTGACCAGTAGGAGTTGATTTATTCATTTCGATGGTGTAACTCTCGTTAGGAATTACAACGCCCGCATTTGTGCTATTGGGACTACTTTGTTCTGCAATTACTTGAATGAAACTTTGATCAGTATAAGATGCCATTTTATAAGCAAGTTGAATAGACAAGTCTTTCAAGTACGACTGCAAGTATGTACCAGGATCAATACCAGTGCCGCGAAGATATTCTGCTACCCAGTTTATGTAACCCGCTGCTCTTGTAATAGTTGTACCACTTACACCAGTAGTACCATTGATATCCATACCAGTCGGTACAATTCGTTGCAGTGTGTTAGATTGAACATATTGACCAATAGTTGGATGTTTGTAGTACTGATTTGTATTCATCAATGTACCAAAATAGAACGCAGGTTTTGCCAATGCAAGTGCTTGGTTAAATGCATATGGGAAATCGCTGCTTCTTCTCCAAGCAGTCTCAACCGGACCTTGATCGCCAATTTTAAAGTTAGAAGAAGTTTGACTAGTGTTTAACGATTTAACAAGTATTTGACTAGGAGGAATTAGTGCGCCAGTATAGTCAACAGGAATAATATTTTGTAATCCTGGACGAATAAAATTGTTATCAGTATAAGGATTGCCGTCATTCCAAATATAGCCATTGGCCAAATCATCCCACAACACCATGTTACCACTAGTGTATGGGGCAACACCGTAACGACTTTCCCACCAGCTTGGCTCTTGGGAGAATCCCAACATTTCCCATGGGCTAGTGTTTGGACGATCGGTATCGTAGAAATATTTGTAGATTGCTCTCCAGTATCCTGGAAGAGACTCACCGTTGGCATCTGTAAACTTGTTATAGCACCATGTAAATGGATTGCTTGAAACAAACGCTGTATTTGCGATGTAATCAACTTTGTTGTTACCAACCCACAATAAGAAACTATCCGACAACAATTGTGTGAATTCAGAATTACTATATTCAGTATCTCTGAACTTGCCCGGTAAGTAATCGTGTATATCAAGAGATAAAACCGAAGGATCAATTTTAATATTGTTATAGATTCGTTTTTCGAATTCTAACAATAAGTCATCTCTAAAGTCACCAAACGCAGGGGTAATGCTGCCGTCATGCCCTTGAATTACATAAATTGGGTTCACATATGTAGTATCGTAATACTTAATTGGTGTGAATTTAGGATAAAGCCCCAACTTTGTAGGAGTTTCTGGTATATAGTTACCATCAGTATTACTATATTCATAAATCGTGATAGTATCACCAGCAGTTAAGTCTGTAGTTATTGTTACCCCTGCACGATTTTTATCAAAAGTATAGTCTTGGTCTTTTGTTAATTGTACTCCATTTACATATACAAGAACTGCTTGATTACTCAATGTTGTTGCAGGGAATACCGAACTAATTTCATAGTCGGTAATCTCTGCACTTTGAACGGTATATGTGATGGTATTTTTAATTTGTCCGTACGGAACCATGTCACTATAATACCATGGGAAAGTTTTGTTCTTTGCACTATTAATAGTGGTTAATAAAGTATCAAGCAATGCAGGAATATTTGTAAAATCAAGACCAGAAGTTCTCATGCTCAATTCAATGATCTTGTTTTTTAATCTGCCGTATTCTCTACGAGATAAATCTAACGCACTCAAGAAGTTTGCATTTTGATCTACCAAGAATAGTTCGCTGTAAAGAACTGGGCTTGCATGTTGTAGAATACTACCGCCCTGCTGCTTAATTTGAATATCACGAAGATTGCTGTTACCAGGGAAAATACCAACAACTTGGTTGCTATTTTCAACCATAGTATTCAAGTGATTTCTTAATTGGCCAAGAGTTAATGATTCAAAAGGACTGTTGGCGCTATTATAGTTCAAGTTTTCTGGAACTTCATAATATCCAAACTCACTTACTTCATTACTGTTATAAATTTTGATATCGATTTGATCGCCGGCAGTCAAATTACTATCGATGATTTTAACATAGGTCAATACTCCAACAGTTACCAATTCCCACCCAGTAGTTGGTATAGAATTGCGGTATACTCTAAAGTAAGGAACAGTGACTTCTGTATCTTGTTTAATGTCTATTTGGAAATAAGGATTTTTACCGTCATAGACGCCAGAAATAATTTGAAATTGTTTTGTATTTTCTGTATTTTTAATCCAACTATTTCTAGGGAAATTCTCAGACAGACTAATGTTTTGTCTTAACCAACCGTAATTATTAATTTTGACATCAGTGTGGATGTCCCCACTACCGTCAGTAAATGTGAAAATATCAGAATCAAAGTTATTAGTGAATTGAATATCACCAATCTGATTGAATGTGCGATAACTTAGCGGGAACCCCAATATAGAGTCATTGTTGCCTGTGCCAACACTGTAACTGAAAATTTTAGTACCAGCAAATGTACTGTCGGTATAAGTGCTAATGCTTTCGCCGGTCGTTGCATCAAATGCATCAAACAACGGTTGTTGATTTACAGAGTTCTTTTGTTGTCCTTGCACCCAAGAACTTCCGGTAAAATAGTACTGCAATCCCTTATAAGGACCTTGTTGTATAATCAGGTTGTTTTTTGCAGCAATATCTGCGTCAGAAGCAGGTTCTAAGTTTATGACATTGCCTCCCAAGTTTTGTATATAAATTATGTTTACAGTATAAACTTTATTACGAACTGTTGGGTCAAAGTCATTGGCAAATACAACTCTCATGCCCTGAGTGAGAGCTACCCCATCAAGTTCATATCCGTATGGTTGTAATTGAACAATATTGCGACTATCTGTTACTGAAAAATTTATTAAATCTACAGGAGCTATGGCAATACTACCAAAATTGAATAATTGTATACCTGCTTCGAATTCAATGATAGGACGAGTTGCTCGTAGAGATTGATCAAGTATAGGAGTAACACCGTTGTATGTTGCAGACAAGTTAATAACATCTGCATGGAACCAACAATTACCCCGTGTCCATGGGTTTAAATCAGGACTTGCACGATTGACTGTGATGTAGTCTTGTGAATTCAAACCACTACTTGCAAATGTTTCTGGATTCACAAATAAGTCAGTATCTATCAACTGTATACTTGTACCAACCCCCTCAACATAATATGTTTTTTCTTGATATTCGACAGAACCGGCGCTCAGGTCAAATTGTACTTTCAATCCATTTGTGAATACTACACCATTGGGGCTTTTGTATGTTTTTGCACCAATAATACTTGTTACATCAACTACTGATGTGTCAGGAGTTAGTAGACTAATTGTTCCAGCATAACTTGCTCCGACACCATCTTGATAATATAGTGTTGTCAAGGGTGCGGTTATGTTTGGCATTAGATTGAATCTATTGTAAGACAAATAATCAGTTGCCAAATAATAAGTGTATTGTGATCTGGATACCCCACTTCCAACAAAGACTTTTTGCAAACCACTGATACTAAATGATTGTAACAATGGGTTCAATGTGACTATAGGGTCAGAATCAACGACACCATTTGTACTGCTTAGTGTGATTTGCCATGCATTTCTACGGATAGCGACAGGAGCAGTAACATTGTTAACTGTCCATTTGCTATCATCCAAATCTGTATTAACAAAAATCAAAGATTTTAAATTAATTTGATTAATAGTACTGACACCATCAAATCCATTTTCACCAGACGAAATAATTGCGCTTAGGCGCTGACCTTGAACTTGAGTATAACTTAATGCTGTGCTCAAGTCTGCTGTGCCAGCCAATTGCAGACGAGTATAATAACTTTGTGCAGTTGGTTGAGGTACTTTAAAGGTAATAGTACCAACATCAATACCATTATTTGTTACGCCCAAAACATTGCGACTAGACAAGTTAGATTGAGCAGACTGTGTGCCTCGTACTCCTTCTGAACTTTGAATCCAGAATGGGTATCCTGCTTGATTAACAATAAATTTATATGTCCCACCATAAGCCAGTTGAATTGATGGGTTTTGTACCCCGCTTGCAGTACTGAACATATAAGTTCCAGTTACTGGATCACGATTTACAATAAATGTTTCTTGTATTGGTACTCCTGCTGCTGATATAGTGACTGTTGCCGGACCATCAGCTAACCAGTAATACTGATTGAAATTAACAAATTTGTCAAAGTCAAATGTACCATCATAGCTATAACTTTCTGCTGCAAACAATCTAGATTGATTATTTGTAAGCCCACCAGAATATCCCAATTGCTGCAACACATCAATATAGCTACTAAAGAAATTAATATTTCCAGTTATTTTATCTTTTACAACAACGCTAGGTTCTAATTGATAGTTTTGTCGAAGTGCTGTTGGTTCTGGAATATAATTGTCTGTGCTTTTGAATGTGGGTGCGAATTTGCGACCAACATAACCATAGATGTTGCGCAAGTCTGGTTGGGTAACTAATTGATCTAGTGTAGCATTCAAAAACTTTTGATTTGTGGTTGTTCTGTATGCTTCTGGTAAAAAGTTTGCTGTCTTAATTTGTGCCATATTAAATTACGATTCCCAATCCTGCTAAGGTTTGATTAATTTGCGCTGCTGTAATTGCGCTGATAATTTGTACATTTTCTGCTGTTGCAGCACTCACCATGATTTCATTTGGATTGCTGTTAATCTGTAATAAACCACCAAATGCAATGTCAGTGCTTGCTGGTACAATAATAACACTTGCCACATTAGGGGCGAGTGTATTATGCAAATAGGTACTCAATTCACTAAAATAGAATGTGTCCCCAAAACTCCAGTTTGCTGTGTTAAAAAATTCGTTAATAGCAGCAACCGTGCCACTGATAACATCATTGTCGCTGACATTAACATTAGGATTTTTAACAATCTTAAATGTTGCTTGCAAACTTGGATCTGCTTTTGCGCCAAACAATGGTTTGAATTTACCAGTGTTATAAACTAATGTATCACTGATTGCCTTGAAGTTCTCTAGACTTGTGCTGCCAGTACCATACTCAGTTTTCAATTCATCGTTTGTTGGCAAAGTAGGTTCAGTGACTGTTCCAGTGGTATCTTGAATCCATGCTAGATAATCCGCACTATATTGAGTTGTCAAAATATACAAGTCAATAATGTTGTTAGGAGCTGGATCGATACGACGGTCATTTGGGCTACTATGACGATATTGGAACTGCAAATCTTGTCTACCTACTTCAGCAACATAGTCAGTTAATTGTGACAGACTTCTGACATTTGAGCCATTAATACTCAGTTGATAGAATTTATTTTCGCCTGTTGCATAGAAAATTTGTCCGCTAACATACAAGTTCCAGTTAGCAGTAATGTCTGCTTTGGTTGCATATATAGAAACAACTTTGGTATTGTCCACTGGAGCAGTTGTCAAGAAATTATTAGTCCCAGTAATCTCTTGGAAATAAACATACTTGAAGTTAGGGTTTACTGTTGGGTTTACTATGTTTGAAAACAAATCAGGATCGTTTGGAACCCCTGCATTAGTTGTTTCTGGGAAAGTAACTTTAACTTGTGTGTTGTCTACATAACCGTCTTGGTCAATTACTTGATCATAAATGTACCATGTTTGATTTTGTCCCAATGGCGAAGAGCTATCAGACTGTGTGTTTGTTTGTAGCACAACAATCTGATCGTTAATTGTCAATCCAGTTGAACTATCATAAGTTTTAACTTCTGGATCAAAATAAAATACTGTTTGTCCTGCACTTTGGAAGATATACTCTACACCTCGTTGTGTAATATTGTAGTTGATACCGTTGTAAGTAAAGGCCAATAGCCAGCTGCTGTCAAGCCCTGCCCCACTTGTGTCACCTTGATGTGTGAGACTAAATGCACCAAGATTCAAATCTTTAGATTGAATAATTTGCCAAGTTTGTGTTGCATTGTTGTAGCTCAATCCAATATTTTGATAAGTCTGTAATAAGTTAATAACAGAAGACAAGAATGCACCAGATGGAATTGCATCGTTGAATATTGGGATAATACTTTCAACTATAGCATTTGACGGGATATTTTGACTCAATTGTGATTGATATCCAGATTTTGATATAGCAACACTTGCCCACAAATATTCGTGCTGGTTTGCGTATTGCGGGGTCCCAGTTTGAATATTGTTTTGAGCATCAAAATATTTACCTGTCCCTGGGCCAAATTTAATTAGTGATCCAGAATTAATATATTGTAAATTTGTTCCGCTAACACCTAACCCAGTTTGTTGTACAATATTACTACCATTAACAAAATACCCAAGACTATTACTGCCAGTAGCACTTACTTGATTCCACAATGTAGTATTTGTGGGGGTGTATCTTGGGAAATTAGCATAGTAAAAATGCAACAATGATGTGCTGGTCAACATCGGTGCAACTGTGTTATAAATTACTTGATATATGTCTCTTGCTGTATTAAAGCCAAAAGTCGCTGTTGGCAAAATAGTATTTTGATACAAAATACCATCACTACCAAAAATATTTGTACTACTGTATTTGCCAGTAACATCAAGCACATCCAAGAAGCGACTTGTTCCAGCACTTGCTCTGTTCACTGCTTTAGCTTTAAGAATGCTGCTAAAGTTTGTGTAAGGCAACAAGTTGTAGTCTTCCCCAGTAACCATACGGTTTTGAGTGTAATACTGAGCAGGGGCTTTGGTCCTAATATCGTCAATGGTCTCACGAGTTTGTGCGTTTGACACTGTGTAGTGCAAACTTGCAGTGATCGTCAATGTTTCAACAGAATTTGTACGACTTACATATGGAATATTAAATGTCACACTTTGAATTTCATCAGGAGTGACTTTATATTGCAATCCGTTGCTTGTTCTATAGTAAAGTCTGTACACGCCGTTTGGTATGTTGGCAAAACTGCCATCGCCAAACACTAGATCAATTTGATCATTGCTGCGGCTGTTAACTTGAAACAAGTTACGGTCTGTACTTTGATTGTAGATAACATTGATGCCTGCTACTGCTGGTACTTGGCTCCAAGCTGTTGTTGGATTTCCGTTAGCATCTAATTGATATAACCACACATCGTCATTGTTGATGTTATTGTAGTTTACACTAACAACACGGTTAGGAAGGCTTTGATCTAAGTTGAAATCTTGTGTCGCCAAAGTTCCCTGTTTGAAGTATAAGAAATAGCCAGTATTAATACTGTTGTTACCCAAATTATCGTTTCTGTAAAGGAAATTGAATTTGCCATTTGGGGTTGGAGCAGGTTCATATATATAACTTTGTCCCGCTGTTGTAGCGCTGACAACTTCAAAATCCATTTGTGTATTTTCAACAATAGCGCTGAAACTTTGTCTTGGTAACACATTTGGAACTAAGTTAACACTGTATTCGTCAGTGCGAATACTATTAATAGTATTAGTGTTTCCAGGAACTCCGATTTGCTGATTGCTAATCAAAGTTGCATTTAAAATAAGAGAGAATTGCTCTTGCCAATCTTGATTTGCGCTATCATTCCAACTTATTAGCACATTACTAAGATTTAACCCGTTGCTATCATAGATAGTTTCTGTTGTATTAACGCTATCAATTTTTAGATAACCGCTTGCTTCAATGTTTCTTTTTGGATTATAACTAATCAAACGAGCAAGTTTAAGAATACTGTCACGGCGTTCTGCTGTATCAAAGAAGTTTTCACGAGCATTCATGTCGGTTCTGAATGCCAAACTTTGACCCAAGAATGCGATCAAGTCAATCAAAGCAATATATTCGCTTGATTCTGTAAAGTCGTTAAAATCTTCTGGATAGTATGTACGCAAGTAATCAATCATGGTCTTGCGTAGAGTTTCAAAGTCGTAACTTTGAAAATTTGCTTGCTTAAATGTTTGGTAAAGCGTTGTCCAGTCTTGGTTTACCAGTAAGTTAGTCTGACGAGTTGTGATTGACATTTAAAAATACATCCGTTATTATGTATTTATTAAATTCATAAAGTGCGTAGTTAATAAACGCTGCCAGTAGTAATCGTTAAAGAATCAGAATCAAACTGCAAACTCATGCTAGTTGCTTCGTTTGTAGCAAGGAAAGTCAAGTCTATTTGTATTAGCAACCCTTTATCTTGTTCAACAAGATTGATATTTGTAAGACTTACTCGTGGATCATACCCAACAATGTTTTTAACATCGTCAAGCACCAATTGTTCAGTATAATCATCCAACGGATCAAACAAAACTCCCCAAATTATTGTACCAAAATTTGGATTCATCAAGCGTTCACCTTTACGGATACTAAAATGATTTAACAAGTCTTGTTTAACCAATTCAATGTCAGTGATGCGAAACTTCTTGTTTCTGTTTATTGTGCTAAATCCGCGATATAAAGTTGCCATAGTATATTATTTATTGTGTAAAATTGGCTAATTGTATGTGTACTGCATCGGGTTTATTGAATGTACCACCCCAACGAAGACCATAACTTGGAAGATCGACTGTTCTAGCGACCAACGCCATTTGACCGCTGTCGATAGCAACTCCACTATTATGTGCTGTTGCTGTACCACCTTTGCTTGCTGGTCTTGCTGGGGTAGTGATGCCGCCGGCTGTAGGATTATTTGGACCGCCACCAGCATCTAACCATCGTTGATAAACTGCTTCCTGATCCGCTTCACTTCTATATGCACTGGTAATAGCAATCTTGGCTCCAGTTTTTGCTTTATAGTCCTGAGCCATTTTTAGTATAGAATCTTTGAATGTGCCATTCAATTGATCGAATCGTTCTCTGGTACCAGTACCAGATGACTGGAATGTAAACACTAAATCTGGATCAATACCAGTAGTATTTGGCCCATTCAAACCAACTGATTGCGCAGAACTTGCCACTGCACCGCCCGAAGCTAATACATCAACAGCATAACGACCTTGTGTATACATTATTGATCCAACTAATGCCGAATCCATCAACTTGGATGTAGCTACTGCTGAATCACCACCGTTACGCCATTGCTTTGCTAAATCTGCTGTACGGTATTCATGCATGACAAACATCATTCCAGCTGCTGTACAAACATCGTCATCGGGTTTAATGCCACCACTGGCTACTAATGCTGCGTAACTTGCTGTAAATTCATTTAATTGAATAGTGTCTTGTATGTTTGGACTATTAAAGAAATCATCTTGACTACTGATATTATCTCTACCAGTCCAACTGTTGTTATTGGATAATGCCTTATTGCCATACTGTGTGACAGCATCTGGCTTGATGTATCCAGCACTTGCTAGATATGTTGCATCAACTGCATATTTACCTATTTTAGTACCGTCAGTTGACACATAGCTATAATTGAATTGACTCAAGAAATAGCCCAGTTCTGCCATCATGGCCTTAGCCTGTAATTGGCTTAAGTTAGGAGTAGAAGCTCCAAAGTTGTTTGGAGGACTAAAAGTAGTTGTTTTTGCCATGTATTCTGCTGGACAAGTCGGCTGTGCGACAGCCTGACCAGAAGCATTTGTTATGCCTATATCGGCGGTAGAACCTGTAGTAGTTGTACCAGTTGATACTGGTCTACCGCTACTGTCAGTAACAGGTTTGCCTGTACCATCAACCAATACCCCAGCTGGTGTTGCAGGAGTTTGATTTTGTACACCAGCATTAGCAAGACATTGTTGAATTACTGGCAACCATTTAGCTGCTGCTGCACCGACACTCGCACAGGTAATGCTACCGTCTGCTGCTTGCAAAGATTTATTCTGCATTGCTTGTGGGCTACCAGCTGGATTAACAACATAATTGTCTGGCTTACCAACTGCTGCGGGCCAGTAGATACACAAGTACAAGTCTTGTAGTTTAGGAGTAGGAGCTTTTTGATTCAAATTCTTCAACTGGAAGAATTTTTGTACCCAAGTCATTTGGTCTACTCTACTTAGTTGTCGTAGTGCATCAGTTGTTGTTCTAAGATCGATACAAACTGCTTTACCAAATTGAATCAAGCCTGTATAGCCCAGACTGTTGGTGATCGCTGGATCAAATGTTGCACCAGTTTCATTTGCCATACAAGCCAACAAATCAATATAGTTACAGTTCAACGCACTAGCAACTGATTGCACTGCTGAAATGAATGCTGTATCATTGCTCCACGGAGTAGGGACACCATTGACTTTACCGTTGTCTTTTGTATTTTTATTTGGTGCAGGTAATGTGTAGCTACCAGGAGTTCCAGCAGTTTTGGGAGCACATACACTGCTACTAACAGATTTAGTCAGCGGTGCAGGGGTCGTGCCAGCACCATTAACACCTTCTCTAGGCCATGGTTCATGACTTGGAAGAAGAGTTACTACACTGTCAACACTGTCTGGTACACTATACCACAACTTGGTTGTCTTGTCGTCAAATGTTGTATCTGCAAGTTTGTTTTTTGCAACAGTCGGCATACTAACACTATTGCCCCCACCTGAACTATTCAGTGCAATACTGCTGCTATTCAATGCAATGCTTCCACCGCTGCTTATACCAATTTTACCATCTGCGCTTACAGTTAGTTGACTTCCACCAATACTTGTTTTTGTACCGTATATCAACATTTTTTCACTACCACCAAGACTAACTTGAGCACTATTCAAATTGAATGCAGCATCGCTGACCATGTTAATGGTACCACCACTTTGAATATTAATATCTTTATCAGCATGTAAGTTAAATGTACCCTCTGCTCGTACACTATAGTCCCCTGCTGTATACATTTTAATACCAGTACCGTCAATCTCGATCCAAGTAGTACCGTCGCAATGACCAACATAAATCGTTGACTGATCATCACTCATTGTTATTTGATGACCACCGGCAGTACGGAATCGCATCATTTGATTGCCACCTGTAGAATCTCCGTCATCCATAATAAGTGTATGACCACCTTTGCGAGTTGGCACTGAGTATTGATCTACTGGAACTGTACCAGAATTTACTTTGTTTTCATAATCGGGATCATCAGCTGGATCTTTAGTTAATGGTCTGCCAGGAGTACTAATACCAAATACATGACTTGGGGTTTCTCGCTGTGCGCTACTGGTAACAGCCCCTCTAAATGTATCTCTATCTAGACCTTGTTTAAACAATATATTTGCTTGAAATTCATGTATGGGTTTTTTGTTTGTAAAAAATGTGCTGTTGATGGAACCATCAACATTCTCGTTAAATTCTACAACAGGTAGTACTTGAGTAGGAACATGTGAGCTGGGCAGTATGCTTGACTTGATGCCATCACTTACCATTGAAGTATCAATGTTATTACTTGTGCCTATGCCCGGCACCATCCAGTTACTGACCCCTCCCTGAACGCAAGCAAACCAAAAGCCACGCTCAGGGTCGCCGTTGACAAATGTGCATAATACTTCATTACCTATATCAGGAGGTATAGCCCACATACCATATGTGTGGGAAACCCCTGTAAAATTGTTGTTCTGACTGCTCTCAGGCTGATATGTCGAACCCATGTAGGGATTAGCATAGTTCACTGTGCGCCAGAATAGTGGATTCGATTCGTCACCACCAAAGTCTGGGATCCATACACGAAGTCTACCGTCTCTTGCAGGGCTTAGATTGTCTTTTACGATACCTATCTGTGTTGCTGTGTCGTATCTGATTCCAGGAACTTTATTTCTGTCGTAATAACTTGCTGGTTTAGAGCTATGTATACTATTTTGTGGCATATTCTATTTTCTGTTACCTTTATGGTGCAATTACTGGGCCACCTGTTGTTGGGGCTGCGTCATCTATTGAGACTGTTTTACCATTGTTTATTACACCAGATAATGCCGCTGGCGGAGCAAATTCTGGTTTATTAATATTTAAAGGAGAGTTAAATCCGTTTGTTGGGTTGGCAGATGTTACCGCACCGTCACCATCTGGTCCAGAAGAAGCAGTTGTGCTTGGGCTTGTGGTCTCAGTTGCCGCTGGACTTGGTGAAGGGTTTACATTATTTGACTGCACAGCTGGGTTTGCAGTTTGTTGTGATTTTTGTGTAAGTTCTGTGCGCTGATTGTCACCATCTGTTTTAATATCAGTATTTGTAGCTTTGTTTTTATTGATAGGTTCTTGCATGGCTTGTCGAACCATCTCTAATGTTTGCGTGAATTTTCCTCCACGAAATTCATTTGATACTTTAATTACCTTGTAAAACCCACTCATCTCACTTACACTGTATTTGTTAGTACTATTCAGATCGTACATCCCAGTTTTATCATTAAAATCTTTTGGTGTTCTGAATGTCACATAAGTGTAAATATCACTCAGGTCCATACTAAGACTTTTTGTCCCAGGAACATATGGACTGTTTGTATCTTGTGGTTGATTGGCTGTTAAAATGTTCCCGGGGTTTATAAACAAATCATCTTGTTTGATAAATTCTGGATCACCAATTATTTGCATTTTTAAATTAATCATGTCACCACCGGCACTTGTATAGATGCTTTGTAAAGCGCTTCTAGCGTTTTGAGTTTCACTTCTTTGTGCACCGCCCCCAGCTCCAGCATTTTGATCGCCTGATGTGACATGTACTATTTCTGGCTGAATCTGATTCTTATTGGCATTACTGTCGGCTTTAGAATTATTGATTCTATCTTCTGGTTTTTGACTTGCGCCTGCCCCAGTTGTAGTGGCACCGCGATCAGCATTTTTAGCAGTAAAGTATAATGCATTGTAATCAATATCAAAGTTAATAACGCTGCTATTTTTACCTGTATAAAAATAATCGTATCGTTTCACTGGGTTTGGAGGAGGACTTTTTGGCAATCTATCATCACGCTGTTGAAAAACAGTGTATACGCTAACATAAAAAGTTATCTTTTTGGCCCACTGATTTCGTTCTGAATCAAAATCAAGCAATTCAATACTGGGAACTATTTTCCATACTTTTAAAGGTTTAGCTTGTTGTTGGACTGTTGTTGAATCTGCTGACTGTGCTTTTGGGTCTTTATTAGACAATGATGAATCTACCACTTGATCTAGAAAATACTTGCTTTGAGATAAAACTAAATTTATCACATCATTTACTTTTGTTCCAGGTTCAAGATCGTGTACTATCGAACTAAAATCTGTTGTAGTGGCATCTTTGCCTTCATTTGCTTTGGCAGTTGTTTGCGTGTCAGTGCTGCCCACTCTGCGTACACTATTCTTTTTTGCATCAACAATGGGCGAATTACTTATTTCCCCGTCTGCACTTTCGTTAAACACAAAAGCTATTTGATCTGGTTGTCCTAGATTGCCCTTTTTGTTTTCTGAAGCCATCCAACCATTCCAGGCTGTTGTGAAACTTGTTGTATTAAATGAAGTCGGCGCTGTGGCCGCAGACACCGAAGTTACTCCAGGTGCATCTGTGCTACCAACAATTCGAGGATCTCTGTATCCCGGGGTACTTCTGCCGCCGCCAGCACCATTTTGACCAGATTGATATGCGTATGCGTCTGCATTATTCCTATAACTATCAGCCGATGCTGTGGACTGAGCTATATCACCCGAGGAGAAATATTCTCCCACAGTTGAGGCAGTTATGTGCATTCTGGTCTTGATGCTTTGAAGTGTCTCAAGATTTGCTGAGTGATTGAATGGCACTGCTGTTATGTTATATTCAGATCCTTTGACTGATGCCTTGATCTTGAATCCAGTCAATTTCATTGGAATCCATTTAGTCTGATCTGTGATTTTTTTAGTACTGCCTGATCTATCTTCACCAAAGAAATTAATTTCCAGCAAATATGGCATATCAAGATAGTTTTTGCCGTTGAGACCATTGTTATTAACATTCATTATGCGGTCAAGCAAAGTCATACCATAAGGCTCTATAATTGTAAATTCCAGTGTTATTACATTAGTACCTCTTGTATTTGCATTCACCCCAATTACAGTATCAAATTTTAAATTGTCAAAATAAAAATCATCACTGAATTCTGGATCTCTTGTTCCTCTGTATCTTCCAGCGCTGCTGATCAATGTTTTTGTTGGTTTAAAATTGTTAGGAGTACTTACTAATGTATTGTAGTCTTCACGAGTTAGCACATGCAATGTAAGTCCATAAGTATAACTTGCATACTCATCAAGCGGATTTGTTGACGGAGCATATGTTTTTGTTTTATTTCCACCAACTTTTGTTATACCATTTGCAATATTTCTATTAAGTTCTTCTGCTTGTTGAAGGTTTGGACCTCCCTGACCACCTCGACCTCCGCCAGGACCGCCTGCATATTTTTCAACATTTGCAGTAGGTGTAGTAGCGATGTTTTGCGCTTCTTGTTTGGTCACAACTTGTGTAGTTGGAGATGATGTTGTCGCGGTTTGATTTGCGGCTGCAATCTGATCAGGGGATAATGTCATCTTATAATCCCAAATTATCTATTAGAGTTGTCTTTTTAGGAATCATGATAGTGACACCCGCTTGAAAATCAAAAATAGGATCGTCAATTACATTGGGATTTCTAGCACGAAATACCCACCATAGGGCGCTGTCGCCGTACAAGTCAAATGCCAGCAAGTCTGGACGGTATTGATAAATTCCGTTAATTGTAAAGGGTACATCATCAATTTGTTTGTCTATTGGATTATAGACCAACAAATCTAAAAACTTACCACCGAATAGTCCAGTACTGAAATAAGGACTTGATTTAGAATATTCAACTGTCATAGGAATCCACCATTCTTAGCCAATAATTTACCTTGACTGAAATTAGTCAACGACATGTTGTTGGCAGTATTTTTTCTACTGTAAATAGGCTGTAATGTCACATTGAATTGACTCATTAATGGAATTCTTGCAGTTTGCATAGTTGATCCAGCGCTTACCGGAGATGTGTTGTTGCTTGATCCACTGTAAGAAACTTCCATGTAATCAACATCCGATGGCATAGTATGTTGGAAACTTGTAACAACGCAAGTGACACTTGGAAAATAAAAATCCCCATAACCATCAAGAATTACTATTGGGGGAGGGTTTCCAGCGTTAGCATCTTTCCCCCAAAACATTTTTGTACAACTACGAAAAAAGTACAGTGATGCTAATACATACAATGCATCATCTTTGTTTTGTACTGTGAAGTCTCCAACTATGTTAATGGCAGAAACATCACTGCCCTCATAAAAATAATTTTTATAGTTAGCATGAGTCAGCGCTTGTTCCTGGTATCTAGCATTGTGAGTTACTGTAATGTTTGGCGTGTATGGGAAAATCACCCCATTGACTTCATTTCTGGCCAAAATGCTCAACAAAGGGTTCGAAGCTATTTTCAAGCCGCTGCCAGAAGGCAATGTCACTTTGACACGCCAATCATTTACTTTACTATTTTTTCCAGATGCTTTGGTAACATTGCTAGTAGGGCTACTTTTCTTGGGGTCGCTTGACAAACCACCTTCAAACAATCGTGAAATCTGTTTTCTAGCATTACCAGGATCAAGCACATTTAGCACTGAATCTAGTATTCCACCAGAAGACGCACCCTTGGCTGCTGTTGGGTCATTGCCTGGAATCGGGGTTAATGGCATAAATTATATCCTGTTTCATCTATTTATTGTTAAATATTATGTGCTACTATTATAAAACACTTGACAAATCTGTAATACTTTGCTATTATTGTAAAAACGGAGATACACATGAACCCAGGGAAAAAAGTCAACTACTTAAACAATAAGGACATTCTTAAAGAAATTCATCGAAGCAAGACAACTTATTGTAAGTTTACCAAACCAGAATACGCAGATTACGACATGATTCTGCCGGATTTTAATAAAATCAACAAGAAAAACATTCTGGAAGCACGAAAATTAAGAGCAGAACGGTTAGCAAAAGTAGCACATGAAGCTGCAATTGTCGACGGAGTAAAGCGTAAACTAGATGAATTTGAAGTAAAACTCAAGGATGTCAAGGACACGGATGTAATTTTTAGAGTCATGACCTGGGATCATATTCCACTAGATGATGTAAAGACCAAGAAGGCAAAGATGGCTGCATTAGAAATCGAAGATGAGAATGATCCAATTCTTGATGATTTTGATGTGAATGACAAAGAACATAACAAATATGTCAAAGTAAACTTTCCACCATTTCAGCATTTCATGATTGATGAAAACAGTGAACCATACTGTGTTGGCAAATCACATTGGAAAGGTAGTTTGGAAGATGGGGAATTCTCCAAAGATCACGGAACTATGACAAACAAGCTAGCCAATATGTATATCAAACTGTGTGAACGCTATGGTACTCGTTCAAATTGGCGTGGTTACACATACAATGATGAGATGAGAGCACAGGCCTTACTTCAACTAACTTATATTGGATTACGCTTTGATGAATCAAAATCGCAGAACCCTTTTGCTTATTATACTGCCGCTGTTACTAATAGCTTTACTCGTGTTTTAAACATTGAGAAACGCAACCAAAATATTCGTGATGATATTTTGGAGTTGAATGGTCTTAACCCAAGTTACACTCGTCAAGGCATGTCGGGTGGTTATGTTAATTACGAGGGTGGTGGACATGATGACTAAATGGGCTTGACATTCAACTTATACTTTTGTTACACTAGTTGAATGTCTAACCTATTTAAAAAAGCAGCCCTATTCACAGATATTCATTTTGGACTTAAAAGCAATAGCCAATTACACAACGAAGATTGTTTAAACTTCGTCAAATGGGCTGTTGCCAAAGCAAAGGAAGAGGGCTGCGAAACTTGTATGTTTCTTGGCGATTGGCACAATAATCGTGCCAGTATTAATATCGTCACCTTACAATATAGCCTCAGAGCACTAGAGCATTTAAATGAAAACTTTGATCGGGTCTATTTTATTCCTGGTAATCATGATTTATATTATCGTGATAAGCGGGATGTCCAAAGTGTTGAATGGGCCAAGCACCTCCCTAATATACAGATATGCAACGACTGGTTTAATAGTGGCGACGTGGTTATCGCTCCTTGGCTTTGTGCTGACGATCATAAACATCTACGTAAGTTAAAAGGCAAATATATCTTTGGTCATTTCGAGTTGCCGGGCTATCTTATGAATGCTATGGTAGAAATGCCAGAACATGGTGAGTTCCGAGCAAGCGATCTTGACCATTTTGGTCATGTGTTTACTGGACACTTTCACAAACGACAAACACGCAAGAATGTAACCTACATTGGTAATGCGTTCCCGCACAATTATGCAGATGCGGGAGACGATGAGCGTGGTCTTACAATTTTAGAATGGGGTCGAGATCCAGAGTATCATGCTTGGCCCGATCAACCGCGATATCGTGTGTTCCAACTCAGCGATGTGCTAAAACACACTGAAGCCATGTTACAGCCCGGTATGCATGTACGAGTCAACTTGGATGTTGACCTCAGTTATGAAGAAGCAAGTTTCGTCAAAGAAACATTCATCGATACATACAAACTGCGTGAGCTTACACTGATCCCTGCCAAGGTCACTGATTTAACTGAGTATGAGCTACAGGGCAATATAGAATTTGAAAGTGTTGATCAGATTGTTACAGGTCAACTTACTGCTTTAGAGAATGGCAAATTTAATAAATCACTGCTGCTAGACATTTATAGAAATCTATAAAGAAAGTCATTTTGATAATTTTATGAAAAGAATTTTAGTTTTCGGCGCTGGGGGATTCATAGGACATCATTTAGTTCGCAGACTAAAAAATGATGGGCATTGGGTATGCGGAGTGGATTTAAAATACCCAGAATTTTCCAAAACTGACGCAGACGAATTTATTTTGGGTGATTTGTCACTTCTTGAGACATTTAGCAAAATTCCAAATGTTCGTTTTAATGAAATATATCAACTTGCCGCAGATATGGGTGGGGCCGAGTACATTTTTACTGGGGTTAATGATGCAAGAATAGTTCATAACAGTTCGTTAATTAATTTAAACACTGCACAATTTTGCATTGATAAAAAAATTAAAAAAGTTTTCTTTTCAAGCAGTGCTTGCGTATATCCATTACACAATCAGTTAGACCCAAATAATCCAATTTGTAAAGAGAGTACCGCCTACCCCGCCAGCCCAGACAGTGAATATGGATGGGAGAAAATTTTTAGCGAAAGACTATATCTTTCATACGCAAGAAACTATGGACTAGAAGTTCGTATAGCTAGATTTCATAATGTATACGGACCAGAGAGTGTCTGGCAGGGTGGGAAAGAAAAATCCCCAGCGGCCATTTGTCGAAAGATAATACTGTGTGAAGAAAACGGTAGTATAGAAATATTTGGCGACGGGACTCAAACCAGAAGTTTTTTATATATTGATGATTGTATAGATGGAGTCATGAGTCTTATGAACAGTTCTTACAAAGAACCTGTTAATATTGGCTCTGAGGAAATGATTTCAATAAACGGATTGGCTGATCTAGTAATCAAAATTTCACAAAAAGTTTGTAACAAAGTACACATACCCGGGCCCATCGGAGTAATGGGAAGATGCAGTGATAATACGTTATCCAAGTACAATTTAGGTTGGGATCCAAAAATAAATTTAGCTTCTGGTATATCAACCACTTATAAGTGGATCAAAGATCAAATCCTAATAGGTTCATAACAGGGGTTTCATATATGACCATATTGTCCAAAGAAGCAGAAGAAATTTTAAAGAAATATTTTATATACGATGAGTTGATTGATTTGCTAGATTATGACCTAGATATGTACAAGTTGCAAGATAAACTGAATCAACTAAAGAAAGATTCTTATCCCCCCAACTACAGATTTATATTTCTCTTGTATGACACAGAGTACTATTTGGATCACCGCTTGCCTGGATTCACTGTGCTAAATTTACAAAGGTTACTGTCTAGCCTAGACATCCCAAACTACTTTTGTCTGATCTTGTCTCAGCAAGACATTACAGACAAGTTGAAATATGCACAAGAAACACAATCCAATGATACTGTGCCAATAGCAAACATAACCAATATGTTGAATTGGCCGATATATCATCCCCTAGATGACGATAAAACATTGAGTAATGATTTAATTTCCAAAAAATTCATAACATTGAATAGAATTACTCGATTCCATAGACGAGTACTTGTTAGTTTGTTATTGAAAAGAAATTTAGCAGATGATGGTATGGTGAGTTATAACAATGCAGAATAATATGAATTACGCAGTCGATCTGTGTTACCTTAGTACAAATACCAGAATCAATGAAAAATGGAATTTGAAATCAGATGAGTTTCGAGCAATCGTGTCTGCATTCCCAGCGAATTCCAAATATAAAAACTTTTTTGAACCTAAAGTAGAAGATGCAATAAGTTCAGACCATGCACTGAACAAACAAGCATTTCTGCATGTGGTAACTGAAACTGTTTTTAATTATCCAACACCGTTTTTCAGTGAGAAGACTTTTAAGCCGATATCTAGTAAAAGACCTTTTGTAATCGTAGGAGCACAAGGAACATTGAGTGTATTGCGCTCAGTAGGTTTCAAAACTTTTTCAGACTATTGGGATGAAAGTTACGATGAAACATCAGACCCCGAAGATAGACTAGCCAAAGTAGTAGATGTGATAGAAGACATTTGTGATAGGTCAGTTGATGATCTCCGAAAACTTTGTTTAAGTATGGAAGATGTGCTAAACTATAATTTAAATCATTATTCTCATAACCTTAAAATTTCAGAATTAGAAAAATTTGAAAACGCTTGCCAAGAAAATTTAAATCCAAGACATGTTTAAGATAAAAGACCTAACAGTAAAAAATTTCATGAGTGTGGGTAATACTACACAAGCAATCAACTTTGATCGCAACGACTTAACACTAGTATTAGGTGAGAACTTAGACTTGGGCGGGGATGACTCTGGTGCTCGTAATGGTACTGGCAAGACCACTATTGTTAATGCACTAAGTTATGGCTTATATGGTAATGCTCTGACCAATATCAAGAAAGATAACTTGATAAACAAGACCAACGGCAAGAGCATGATGGTCACTGTTGACTTTGAGGTCAATGGTATTGACTACCGTATTGAACGAGGTCGTAAACCAGGCGTTATGAAGTTTTTTGTCTCTGGTAGTGAGAAGGAGATCACTGATGATGCGCAAGGTGACAGTCGTGAAACTCAAGCAGAGATTGAGCGTATGCTTGGTATGAGTCACGAAATGTTCAAGCACATTGTTGCTCTTAACACTTATACTGAACCTTTTTTAAGTCTAAAGGCAAACGATCAAAGATTGATGATCGAACAATTATTGGGCATTACGCTGCTTTCTGAAAAAGCAGATAAACTCAAAGAACAAATCAAAGAAACCAAAGACTTGATTACTAAAGAAGAATTTAGAATCAAGGCAGTGTCTGATGCAAATAAAAGAATTGAAGAACAGATTGAAGCGACTCGCAGACGCCAAAGCATTTGGAAAAAGAAACATGATGACGATTTGTTGAATTTACAAGCGGCATACGATCAACTTGCAGAACTTGACATTGATGCAGAACTTCAAGCACATAAAGCACTGACTGATCATAGCAATAAAGCCAAGCAGATCAAAGAATTAGACGGCTATATCAAGCGTTGTCAGTTGGATGAAACTCGTGAAAATAAGGATATTGAACGGTTAAAGAAAGAAATTGCATCTCTAGAGAATCATACTTGCCACGCATGTGGTCAAGGGTTTCATGATGAAAAGCAAGAAGCATTGTTAGAAGAAAAACGAAAATCACTACAAGAAGCAGCGTTACAAGCACTATCAACAAACACTCAATTGATGGAAAACATAGATGCTCGTCGAGCATTGGGTGAATTAGGTTCTACTCCAGTGGTTTTTTACGATAAAGAAGAAGATGCATTTGAGCACCGTAGCAGTATGGCAACATTGCTAAGTCAGATATCTAACAAGCAAAACGAATTCGATCCATACGCCGAACAAATTAAAGAAATGAGCGAACAAGCATTGGAAGTTATTGAATATGACACAATGAATGCGCTAGATGAACTTAAGAATCATCAAGAATTCTTGTTGAAATTATTGACAAACAAAGATTCGTTTATTCGCAAGCGTATCATTGACCAAAACTTGAGTTATTTGAATGGTAGACTTGGGCAGTATCTTGATCGCATTGGTCTACCTCATACTGTTAAATTTAATAACGATTTATCTGTTAGCATCACAGAATTGGGTCGTGATCTTGACTTTGACAATCTAAGTCGCGGTGAACGCAACAGATTGATTTTGTCTTTGTCATGGGCTTTCCGTGATGTATGGGAAAGTTTATATCAACCAATCAACTTATTGTTTATTGATGAACTTGTTGATTCAGGTATGGATAGTAGTGGGGTTGAGAATGCTTTGAGCATTTTGAAAAAGATGAGTAGAGATCATCACAAGTCCATTTGGCTCGTGAGTCACAAAGATGAATTGGCGGGTCGAGTAAACAACACATTAAAAGTTGTTAAGGAAAATGGTTATACAAGTTATAATACAGACATTGACATAATTTAGTAATATTTTTAATCCGATCATTATGGCATAAGTAGGTTTATGACATGGATATTTCAAGGAAACCCTATAGAAACTTTACCAGAGGACTGTGTGGGATTCGTATATCTAATCACTAACCTAGTATCAGGGCGCAAATACATAGGCAAAAAACTAGCAAAATTTTCTAAAACAACATATAAAACAGTCAAGCTGAAAAACGGCAACAAAAAACGCAAAAAAATTCGATCTAAAATAGACTCCGACTGGCTCACTTATTATGGCTCAAATCTTGAACTTCAAAAAGATGTAGAAACATTGAGTGCTGAAAATTTTACAAGGGAAATACTATACCTTTGTAAGAGTAAAGCAGAATGTAGTTACATTGAAGCTAGAGAACAATTCACACACAGAGTTTTAGAATCTTCTGATTGGTACAATGGACAGATATCAGTCAGAGTACATGGCTCCCATATTTTAAACAAAATTCAGTTAAACGGTTAAGGCTCACACAGGCTAATCTCATGTGTATATGACAACAGGATCTCGGATCGCTGGGACATAAATCTCTTGCCGTTAAGAGTGCTCAACCACTACCCAATTGGATGTAGATCGCTTAAATGCCGCGATTTGGTTGTTTGAACAGGATTAATAAAAGGCTAAAAGACGTAGCAGCGATGCTACACGGTTTATATGTATGTTAGCGTATAGATATAAATCCGCCGTTGAAATAAGACGGAGCTCGAGGTACCGGTCAACCGCCTCTGTAATTGCTCTAACGCTAGGTGATGTGCTACTCAGATGAAAGCAACTCTTTCCTTTTGTCCCGGGAAACCGGGCAAAGTGTGACGATTAATCTAGATGAACAGTAATGTCGCTTCGCTCCCCTTGAGTATTATTACGTTTAAATGAAAAATATTGTTGTTGAGCGTAAGCGAAACAACTGGTCTACGAAGTAGACCTCAAAAGTATGGAAGTTTAGTATCTTTGGTGATATCTATATTTTCTTGCATTATGGAAGAAACAATTTCTCTTTCTGCTTGACTGAGCAGCATAGCATCTTCATATGACAGTCCACCTCTCATACCCCAACTAGCTCTTAGTGCTTCGTGTCTTATGGCTCTTGTATCTTTATCATAACTATCAATCATAGCTATGATTTCAGGGGTTTTTAGTTTCAAGAGCCTACTGCGAAAAAACTTGCATAATCAAATGTAAGTGTTATTGGGTATTCTTTTCCACAGTTGTTGCAAGGGGCATTTTGTGGTTTTAATCCGCCATCAGTATTGAATTGTGCCAGTTGCTTTTGAATAAGTTTGACTACGCTGCTGGCGGCTTCTTTGTAGAATTCTCGAATGTGCTCACTGTTGTTTACAATAGTACCATCATCCATTTCTATGTAGTCTGTACTGTTAGTGATAGTATCCAATGCTACATCTACCAGTTTACTCATGCTGTCATTGATCTCGTTTGCACGGACTTCTGGATCGATATCCGGACCTTCCAGTGCTTTGATAAGTCTTTGTTGTTGGTAATCAATGATGTTTTGCTTATTAAATCCAAAATAATGCTGTGGTTTAAGTTTTATTTTCAAACCCGTTAACTCTAATTTTTGTGCATAATTGGGGGCAGTAATGTTGGACAAAGTTGTTTGCAGATCAATACCGTGAGTATTCTCTGATTTACAATATGGACATGCTGTATCAACATCCATTTGATTGCCGTAACTTGCAATTCTAATAGCAATCAGTACTGCATCAATATCAATGCTTGGCATTTTCCATGCGTCTTTTATATTGGGGCAGCAACTGTGAATTACATCTACTACCCCTGAACCATTCATAAGAGCGTCCGGGGTACGCAAAGTCACTTCATCTCTAGCAGTCAGCGGATAAACTGGTAATTCCCCTGTGATGGGCAAGTCAATAGTGCCTTCGGGCCAGAATTTACCCCCGCTGGGTAATTTCATGTGAATTGCTGGTTGTCTAAAGTGTTTGACCAGCGGGTTTGACGAATGTTGATTTTCCATAGTTTTTGATCCGATAAATAATGATACTTAGATATTTATGGATATAAAAAATGGCTGATGGAATTAACAAATCAGAGATGCAGGACCTGTTTGAGAAGTTTTTTGGGTTGAACCCTTCTTCTCGCTTTGATCCGGAAAAAATGGATGCCTTTCTTGAAAACATACAAAAAAGCACCAAACAGCTAAAGGATAGTTTACCCATCAGTAAACAGTTCATGAATACACTTACGGGTACTACTCAAAAGTATGTTGATATCACTGAGGAGCTTGAGAATCTAGAAGAAGCAATAGAAAAAGCCCGTAAAGAAGCTGAAAAAACAGGTGACTATACTAAATCTGAAACACTAATACAAGAAAAACTAGACAAACAAAAAACTGCTGCCACAATCAATGCAAAGATAGCATTGAATAACTTTGCTACTGGGGCATTCAGTGTACTTGGTTCGATTGTTGACGCTAGTTTGGATTATGCCAAAAGTTTGCAGGGTGGTGCGGGTGGTGTACAAAGCGCTACCCAAGCAATGGTTAACAAATACAAGATCGAGGGAGAAACTGTTGGTCTCGCTGGTAATGCCTTGAGCGGACTTGGCTCTATTGCTATGGCAGTTGGTGGCAAAAAGTTAATGATGCTTGGCACAGTGGCACAAGTCGCTGGGGAAGCTCTGGGTATCTTTGGTAAGAAAGCAGCAGAATACGCTGGTAAGGCCGCACAATATCTTGGTGATGAACTAGTCAAAACACAAAAAGCATATACCACTACCACACAAAGTGGTGCAATGTTGGCTGGTGGCATGACAGAGTTACGACAACGAGCCGCGGATGCCGGTCTCGATGTAGAGCAATTTGCCAATGTGATCAAGCAAAGTACTGAGAGCCTACAACTGATGGGTTTGGGTCAAGGCGAAGGTGCAAAGCGCATAGGTGCTGTAAACAAAGAATTGCGCAACAGTCAATTTGGCACACAACTACAAAAGCTGGGCTACAGCATGGAAGAGCAAGGCGAGTTGGCTGCTCAAGTCATGGCAAACAATAATGCTGCTGGCAACAAAAGAGCAATGAGCGATAGAGAAATTGCTCAACAAACTGCTGATTATGGTAAGACTTTGAAAGTTCTTCAAGACATTACTGGTGAAGATGCTAAAAAAGCAATGGAAAAAGCCAGAACACAGGCTATGGAAGCTGACTTATTGGCAGAAGCATACAATAAAGGTGGCCCAGAAGCAGTCAAGAAGTTGCAAGCACAGTTGGCTACGATGCCAGAAAGTCTGAAAAAAGGTTACATGGAGTTTGTTAGTACTGGTGGAAGTGCTATTGCTGATGCTGCTACCAACGTTGCCATCACTCAAAACCCCAAGATCATGGAACAGTATCGCAAACAATACCAAGATTTGGGTGATTCATCAGTCGATCAAAAGAGAGCATTGGAAAATGCTGGCAAGTACACAGAACAAACTGGTAAGTTTGCCAAAGATAATGCTGAGAATACAAGAATAATTAACATGGCTGGTCGTTTGACCGGTGATGCATTAACTACTGGAGCAGGCGCAATTAACAATGCCTTGATTCTCAGCGGTACAAAAATTGGTGATGGTGCAACAGCAGCAGCAGCAAAAGCAACAGAAGGCGCGGCAGTCAATACCGCACCACTTGATCAAGCAGTTACTGATTTAGAATCTGAAACACAAAGAACAAAAGCTGCATTGACAAAAGAACTTACTCCTGCAATTTCTGATTTTGCAAATCAACTTCGTGGCTTAGCCAAAGGAGTCAAAGAAACACTGGACGAGCTTGGAATCAGGAAAAAGTCTACTGGCGAAAAAGTTGGCGGAGCTGTTGGTGGTGTAACAGGCAGTGTTGCGGGCGGCTCATTGGCTGGGTTAGCTGCTGGCGCGGCACTGACTGCAACTGGTGCTGGGGCCGCAGTTGGTATACCTTTGATGTTGGCGGCGATAGCTGGTGGTGGTTGGCTTGGTGAAAAAGCAGGTGAGACTGGCGGCGAATGGTTGGGCGCCAAGTTTGCAACTGGTGGTATGGTCACTCAACCAACCAAAGCTCTTGTGGGTGAAGCCGGACCAGAAGCTATCGTGCCTTTACCAGACGGAAAATCTATCCCAGTACAATTGGGGGGAGATATTGCAGCGTTGACAGCAAAAATTGATCAATTGATTAACACTATGGGTTCTAATGCTTCAACGAGTCACGATGACATGACTTCTAAGATTGAGAAATTGGTAGAAACAGTTGCTGTTGCGACCCCAATGGGCACAGTTCTTGAAACTGCGTTTAATGGTATGCAAGAAATGATGAATAAACAGTTAGATGTTCATAAAGAAATGGCATCTCACATGCGGGACAACAAAGACTTGACACAAAAACTTCTTAATGTGAGCATGTAATCTATAAATATAGCATTACAGGATAATATTCATGGCAGGTTGGAAAAAGTATTTTAAGACAGGTAACTTTCAGGGTGCAGTAAGCCCAATTGGAAGTACTGGATCTTCGCAATCAGTAAACCCTGCGTATCGTGCTACGGCTAGCACATTACCAGAAGTTTATATTGGTCACCCAAATCGTATCGAACGATATAATCAATACGAACAAATGGATATGGACAGCGAAGTTAACGCTGCATTAGATATTCTTGCAGAGTTTTCTACTCAAAAGAATGTAGAGAATCTGAGTTCATTTGATGTTCATTATCACGAAAAACCAACTGATAACGAAGTTAAAATTATCAAAGAACAACTGCAACAATGGGTTGTTTTGAATGAATTTAACAAGCGTATCTTCAAGATTTTCCGCAATACTATCAAGTATGGCGATCAAGTATTCATTCGTGATCCAGAAACATTTAAGTTATTTTGGGTTGAAATGTCTAAGGTTGTTAAAGTTATTGTCAACGAAAGTGATGGTAAAAAGCCAGAACAATATGTTGTCAAAGATATTAACCCTAACTTTCAAAACTTAACAGTCACCGCAGTTAGTACGAGTGACACATTCACCAATCATCCACAAGTGGGTGGACCCAGTGGATCTTATGTTCAACCTCGCAGCCCTTACAGCGGCGGTAGTCGTTTCTCTCATGCACAAAATGAAGCAGTTGTCAACGCAGAACATGTGGTACATTTGAGCTTGACAGAAGGTTTGGATATTTTTTGGCCTTTTGGTAACTCAGTTTTGGAAAATATCTTTAAAGTATTCAAACAAAAAGAATTGCTTGAAGACAGTATCATTATTTACCGTGTACAGCGTGCTCCTGAACGCCGTATGTTTAAAATTGATGTGGGTAACATGCCAACTCATATGGCTATGGCATTTATCGAGCGTGTCAAGAACGAAATTAATCAACGTCGTATCCCAACACAAAGTGCTAGTGGTCAGAACATGATGGATGCTACATACAATCCATTGCAAACAAACGAAGACTTTTTCTTCCCACAAACTGCTGACGGTCGTGGATCGAGTGTTGAAATTTTACCTGGCGGACAAAACTTGGGCGAGATCACAGATTTGAAGTTCTTTACTAACAAATTGTTCCGTGGTCTTCGTATTCCAGCAAGCTATTTGCCAACAGGCATCGATGACGGTACACAATCTATCAGTGA